CAAAAATATCTTGACTTGACAGGATTGAGGACGGCGTATCTGGTAAATTTTCCTCTTCAACCTGGTCGGGAGGTGGAAATTCGAAAGTTTGCATTAGGGCCATCAATGGGAGAACTCGCGCGAGCTTTTGATAAAATTCGCGAGCATCATCATACTGTGGCTGAGGGTTTAACACAGCTGCTTCCAGGAGTTCGTGAGCCGTCTTCAGATGAAACTTCGCCTGCTCCATGCAATACTGGACAGCCGGGTCCGTTTGATTGATATTGTCTAAGTGTGGGCACACATGAGACTCAAGCTCGTAGAGTGCCAACAAGGCTTGGTTTTGTTCGGTGTTCATTTTTGTTACTAAATACAATTATTCACCACACTTAGGTGGAAATCAAAAGTTATTGAGACACCTAAGTGAAGTACAGAACTTGTGATTTCCAATAAAAAACATGAACGGTAACGTTATTTCGATTAAGCACCTCTCCAGGATCAGTGACAAGACGACCGCTGAGCAATTTGATGAGCGATGGTTTAATCTTTCACCAAATTTCCAGCGCGATTTCACACCGTGGAACAATAAGATGCAAACGCGTTTAATTGAATCCATTCTTCTTCAACGGGCGATGAACCCCTTGTGGGTAATTCCCTCCCCGGACCAACACTCAGATGAAATCTTCGATGGAATGCATCGTTGTAAAACGATTTTGAGATTTTTGAAAGGAGATTTCAAGCTCAAAGGTAGTGAATTGTTGGAACTATCTTCAGACGTGTATGACAATAGGACCTTCAAGAAGTTGTCGATCACCGACCAGCAAAAGATAAATGATTTTACTCTGTCTTTGAACAAACTTTCTTACGAAATACGAAATGATTACAAAAAAATGAAAGACCAGTACATGATTTTGAACAGATCCTCCAGTCGTTTAAATTGGCAAGAGCTTAACAAAGTGTTCATGTACCCCCTATTCGATTCTCTGAAAGACCAATTTGATGTTTTGGTAAACAAAACGAGATTTTCAAAAACAGAGGGTAGTCGCTTCAGTCTACAGGGAACATTGATTGAGATTTTGGCAAACAGTACTATGTCTGTCGACGCGAAGTGGGCGTCTTTGCCTGATATGGCTGACAAGTGGATCCAAAAAACTTTTATTGTTCCGGTTCCAGATGATGGGGATTTGATTAAACATGTGGAGCATGTGACGATTGACCTAAAAGACACAATTGTGTTTTTAGTCGACATTATTAAGCGTCTCTCCTCCAATGATTTTCCTTTTTCAGGGAATGCGGAGATGGAAGAGAAAATGTTTATTTCAAGGGTTTTAAAATTTCTTGTAAACAAGGATAACAAAGGGGCTATTTTGGCGTTAATGGTCCGAGACCTGATTGGGGTATTCGAAGAATTGTCTCAAGAAGGTGGTGATTTTCAAGAAAATAAAAAAGAGAATGGAAACCGCAATGCGACGTTTCAACAGAAATGTGTAAAATCCATCGACGAAAAGCTATGTGATTTGTTTTCTGTCAGACGGTTGGAATAAATTCCCATTTGAGATCATGACAAATCTTTTTCCATATAACATCTTGGTGATATAACTTTTCTTTTGATTTTAATAGTGGAAAATATTGAAGATATTCATCCTCACTAAGAAGTTCACAAAATTTATATAAAACATATGAGTAACTCAAAAAGTTTTTTCTTTCTGTAGGACAATTGTCGTCAAATGGTTTTTGTATATCTTTGAACATGATTCGTAGAGTCTCTTCTAATTCTTGTGGCATATTTGGTGGTTTGATTCCATTCAAAATATTTGTGATGTACGGAACATGTTCATAGTATTTATTTAGTCTTAATTTTTTTAATAAACCTCTAATTTTTGCATGTGTGATGTCTTCGAGTTTCTTTATTTTTATCTTTTTGAGTTCTACTCTCAATTGGTCTATCACTTCAACTGGTATGGTCGTCATTTCTTGTGCTTGAAATTGTGATAACCATTCATTAAAATGATTCTCTCTTTTGTATGAATAATTTATGATTTTCTCAGACGTTTCTTGCTCTTCTCTATACGTCAGTTCTTCACTCATGGCTCTCGAAACAACCTGACCACACCCATCACATACCAAATCTGCGGTTTCACGGAAATGAACGATATTACTACTATCACCACAATTTTGACATATCTCTAATGAAATATGTTCCCTCGCTCTTTGAATATTTTTTTTCTCAACTTCTATGAGATATTCAGTAAAAATATCTTTTCGTTTCAAACCAGTAGTTTCCTTAACATTAAAAACATTATCTGTGGTTGATTCTTCATTATTTTCCTTCGTATGTTCGTTCATATATGGCATACATTTTATCACATAATCTGCCATTTCAGATTCATATTTATTTTTATTGTGTGGGTCATTCTCTATCATCTTTTTCCATTGATACATTTTGTTGTTATATCTACTTAAAAAATTACCTTCCATTCCTTATAAAGAGATGTTAGTTAAACTTTTAAGTAATCTTTTGTTCATATATAAAAATTTAATCACACCACGAGACTACACAATCATAAAAGAGGAGTTGGAATATAGAATTGATTTTGATATGAAATATCAAACTGAAGATGAATTTTGGTATGAAGAGAGTAAAGATTGGGATGGCATACTAGAAGAATTTTATTGTGATGTCACGGGTAAATCATTTAGACATACATCTGTACCACAAAATGTAAAATATGTGATTTTACGTATCAAGTATTATTACAATGGACACATTTATTCCTCTATATCAAATGACATTAATTTTAAACCGGGTGAAAATGAAAGTTCAGCGATGCATTTTAGTATCCCATTGAGTAGTGCTTGGATAGTTGATCACGATGATAAACCTATACGAAACATTACTGAAAAGGTGAAACGCTATTCTGGACCTAGATGTGATTTTCACGAACAAAAGGTTCCAATCGAACATTTGTTGTATTATGATAAAGATGTCTTAAAAGACCGTTTTCCTAAGATTATTCTTTCGAATACCCTAGGAATGAAAAAAGTTCTCAATACTCTTGAAGATTACACAACTAGTCTTCAGATACCTTAGTTGCCAGATAAAACTTAAGCTCTCCCAAATTCGCTACATTATACTTTAAAATCAAAAATCTATTACCAGTTTCTTGTATAATTTGCACAGACGCACACATACTCGTCGCCTTTGTAAAGATATTTAGGTATTTTAGACTGTAGGTACCCGAAATTTCCGGACTTTCATCGAGACAATCAATTGATGTTTCCTGATTTGCAAAATCCCCGTCACATCTAAATTTGATTTGATTCCCAATTCGCCTAATTTCTATATCTGTTCCTATGTTTGACATGTCACGACAAAGTCTTTGGAAATCTACAGACGGAAGAGTTGTTATAGTGGTCATATCAATATCAGGAACTTCGATATGACTCTCATTAATATCTAACAATTTGAGCTGAAATTTTGTATTTGTTTTCTTGGCTTCACTCGAGATTTCAATATCCATGTATTCCTTAGAGTTGATTTCAATCTTCAAAACATCGTTATTGGTGATGGTCTTTAAAAGTTTAAACGTGTTTGAAATGTTAATACCAGCGATGATTTCTTCTTGTGTACATTCGTACTCTTCAAAGTTATCCGCCGCTAAAAATATGTCTATGAGAGACGTTCGAGCGGTATCAAGTGTAACGATATACATTCCTTGTGGTCTAAAGTAAATGTTTACATCATTAAGTATGTCTTTCAGTACTTCAAATGTTGACTTAAAGGCGGATGCCTGTATAGTGACTAATTTCATATCTAAATAATTATTTGTCTCATATCTTTAAATCTGTGTATCGTACGCAATACCCTTGTTCACATCACGACCAATTTTCTCTTCTAGTTCTTTTGTCATCGGGGGTTGGAGACTTCGTCCGTAATCATCAAGGGCGAAAATATCACCCGTTGATGTACCTTCGTCTAACGTCGTCATAGAACATCCATACCCCCCTATAGGACTATGTACCACCTCCTTCTGTGGAAGAAGAGAGTCGAGCCAGTTCTTTATTTCGTTTCCTACCAGGATCTTACCATTCTGAGTTAACATAGTTGGCACCCTGTTTATCTTGTTTTTGTAACTGGGTGGTATACCCTGTGTATTTACATTGTGATATTTCACGAGTTGCTTCAATTGATGGTGTTGATTGATATACTCGACGACATCCATAGAATGTTTACACCTTGGACTATATATCAGCAGTGACATCTACTATGTACATCGTAATTTCTCTAAAAAAAATTAACGCGTAATAGTAAATATGAACTACTTCTTAGCGTTCGCTCTCATAGCGGTAGTAATTTTTCTGACTACCAACATGGAATCTTTCACAGACACGTTCGGTCTCTCAGGCTACACAAAACCAGTTCCTCCTGTAAAACTGAATGACCCCAGACCAAACCTTGAGGGTTTTGAACAATTTGAAATAAGTGTCGATAACGACATGATGGAACAATTTGTTATTCAAGCGAATAATGAAATAGATAAGCGCACTGATATGTGTACATACATTATCGAGACGACTGGTATCAACGGTTACAGGAAAGATGGTCTTGAGATATACGAAGTCATGTTTATGAGTATGAAAAAGGATGGTTTTTCATTTGGTTTCTCTGTAGTAGCCTCTTTTGAGGTTCAGAACGGGAAATCTCGTATCGTATCCCTTCGTTCACAACCCCTGGGTATTCAGGCCCCTGGTGATATATCCGCTTTTACAGAAGGTGCTGCGGGTAAAGAGTTTGTTAAATATGAACTCGTCAAAGAGGCTGCCGTTCCTACCAAAAGTGAGTTTGATTCCGCTAAAAATAAGTTGATGTAATTGTATGTTGAGCATCAATGACGTTACTAAGATTGATGATAAAAGAAAACAAATCAGGAAAGAAATATACATGAAAATTTATGAACAATTTTCTACAAAAATTAAACAGTCGGTAGAACTTGGTCATAAACAGATTTTTCTCACCGTTCCAACATTTCTACTTGGGTATCCCACATTCGACAGAAGACTTGCAGCTAAATATGTGGCGAGACAATTCGAATTGGGTGGATTTACTGTAAAACTCTTGAGTGATTACGATGTGTATGTTTCATGGATTGTATCTAAAAAGAAAAAAGAAGTAAAGAATGATGATGATGTGGAATTACCCAATCTATTGAATCTAAAAAAGATGGCGAATCAGTACAGGAGAAGTGCGTAGGAAAACATCATTTAAAAAACCCCTTAATCATAAATGGACAATCTGAACGTTCTCGTAGAAGCGAAGAAGGAGTATCTCGGACAGATGTGTATCATCATGTGCCCACCTATGATTGAAGTTTTTCAGGAGATGTATGTTGAATCTATGAAGACCTCTAAGGGTAAACAAGTTCTCATCATGTTTCAAAAGTTGTTGAAAGAGGTTCCTAATTGGTCGAATGCAATGTCGAAGCGTCACTCTGATAACATCACAGACCGGTGTTCTTGGTTTGGGGATCTTTTGGCGGCTGTCTTTGTTGCCTGTACTAAGATTCTCTCTGCGGTTCGCCTCAAGGCTGATAATAAGAAGATTTCCCTGAAACTTCCTACCGAAGAAGTATTTATTCAAACATGTTACAACAATGCCGCACGGGACCTGTACAAAGATCCTTATATTTTTCATGAAGAACAAAGTGAATACGCACGTGATGAGAATCTCACGACGCGTTTTTCCCTCTCTATCGAAAACACCGTAAAAGAATTGATTCCTGTTCAACAAATCCTCCAAACGTATATGTCTCAAGAGACTAGGGATATTTCCCTAGATGGAGAAGTCGAAGACACCGTCGACCCAGATGTTCTCGACGAACATATGGAGGAACCCCTCGGTGAACCCGAACCCGAACCTATGATGGAACCAGAACCCTTAGATGAAATGAATGGTATGGATGACCCCCAACCCACCGGGCTTGAAAATGAGTTCAAAACTGTCCACGGTGTGCACGCACCTGAACCAGTCTCAGAACCAATCGCGGTACCCCCACCCTCTCCTTACCCCCAGGAACAACCTCAATCCCAACCTACAGACGATGACGTATTATTTGGTGATGCACCAGACCATCGTACAAAAAATCCCAGGTATAATTAAATGGAACTCTCCGATCATTTGCGCGACCCAGTGAGTGCCGCCCTAATTGCAGCGGGAATAACTGCTGCTTATATTCACCTCAAAGCATATTTGAATAACGAAGGTAAATTAGAACTCAATAAATATACCAAACCTGCCGTTCTCAACGCAATACTGGTATTTTTTATTATATCAGGTGGTTTAGCTCAGAAGGAAGCTATCTCCAATGAACCTTTCTAAACTTAAAGATTAACCAGTAGTATAAGAATATGGCGTCCGTCTCTGCGTTTAACGATATGATGAGTCAATTTCTTGTGGAATTGCACAAGACTTTTCCAGATGAAAAAGGCATTAAGAAAATGCTCACCTCCTTCGACATGTTGAAGTCCACCAATCCCCGTCTCGTTGTAAACGGTTTTATGGATGGTGTCACCCCTTACGCAGGGAAGATTTCTGCCAAGGATGAGTCATTTTTACTCGAAGAGGTTGAGAACATAGAGTTTCTCAAGGAACTTGATATTAAGAAGTATTGGGGTAACATGTCCACAAATACAAAGGCTGCTACCTGGCAGTATCTCCAAACACTGTACATGCTCGGTACAACTATCACTTCTCTCCCAGATGACACTCTTTCACAAATTGAAAAGATTGCAAAGGGTGTCGCAAACCAAATGCAAGATGGAGACGGGGATATCGACCAAGACGCTCTCATGAAAATGATGGGTAGTATGCTTGGTGGTCTGCCCAAAAAATAAACCTAACATATACTAAATGAAGGCCTGGTTCGACGATCCTCAGCAGCTCGTGAGGGCTGACCGGGTTAATCAATTCTGGCCAACAAATGAACAAACCCCAGAAGACCGGGTTAATGCTGCTTCCCGATTCGTAATTTATGTATGCACCATACTCTATCTCATTCGCCGTGACCCCAGGGTTTTTGTTTTGGGTGCGACTGTCATCGCTGTTATTTACGTTCTTTATAAGTCTAGGATGATTAAGGAGACGTACGGTGGTTCGGTTGAAGGTGTGAGCTGTCAAATGCCAACACCTGACAACCCCATGGGAAATGTCATGATCACCGATTTTAGTGACGCACCTAACAGATTAGAGGCGTGCTATTACCCCACAGTTAAACCATTTGTGAACAGTTACATCAGTGACCGCATTCCGTATGATGCAGGTCGTTCTCGTTCACCCATGCCCAAGTATCTTCGTAACGCCATGGAACGTCAATTTGTTTCAAACCCCGTGACCAAAATCCCAGGGGACCAGACGGCTTTCGCGGAATCTCTTTATGGGCGAAAAAATGCACCCATGTGTAAAAGTGACCCCCGCTTCTGTAATCCCAACGCTCGAGGTGTTCAGCTCGAGGCATTTTCGGGTCTCGGTAGTCACGGTGATAAGCGTTCTGGCATGTTTGCTAGATAAATATTCTTATGTAATAATAAATGGCATATCAACTTCAACCTGGACTTTCCATTGTTCAAAATACGGGTGCTGTTCCCCCGGTAAAAGCAAATGACGAAATTTTTGTCTACCCCCAGCCCAGTGCTTTAAACTGTGGTGATTGCCGTCCCAACACTATGTTGTACGGTACCGCCCCTTATATGGCAGGTAAGGGCTCCCCAGCGCAGTATATCGAAACGAGTGATCAACTTCGCCCTCAATCTACTTCACGATTTAACAAGCATATAATTCAGACGTACGAGCGTAACCTCTTTCCCCTCTCTAACATGGAGTGTAAGGTTCCCCTCCGTACCCAGAAATATGACCCATCTAGTACCCGCGCCGAACTCCAGAATGGACTGTTTGAGAGAAGGTATCTTAATAAAAATGTTAATAAGAAGTAAGAATGGCTGATCCTATATCGCTCATGGCTGTTGCTGGTCTTGTTTTTGCCGGTAGGAATTTGAGTACCAAGTCCGCACCGCCCAAGGTCGACAACGTACCTCCAACAATGAAAAATCCTGAAATAGTAGAATCTAATAATTTTGACGCCTCCCCCGAAGTTCAACACAAAATGGAGATGGAAAATTTCGGTGATATCAGCCCCCAACAACGTAGTGGTGGTCAAGAAATTTTGAACATGCGCAATCGAATGTATGATCATGGTCGTATGAATAACCTGTCACCTGTCGAGAAACAGCTCGTCGGACCGGGTTTAGGTGTCGGTGCCCATGTACCCGCCGTTGGTGGTTTTCAACAGAGCTTTCGTGTGAATCCGGTTAATGTTGGTGAATATCGGTTAACCACACTTCCAGGACGCACAGGTCCAGCAGCGGATGTTACTGGTGGTCGCTCTGCGAAGGTTGGTGATCTTACACATAATAAACCAGAGACCACGGCTTTCCTCCCATCAAGGAGACCCACTGTGGCTGGTCGGGCACAGGGGATGTCGGGTGTTGTTCCTCGTAATGAACATGAAAAGACCAAGCGTACCACTAACCGTTCAGAGACTGGTCACCGTGCGGATGGTTTAGGATTCAACGGTGCGAAGCGATTCATATCGGCGGGTGCGATGCCACAAGATCCCACTCGATTCAAGACTGACCGCACAGACGAACAATACACATACATGAATCATCCAGCACCGGGTATTCATAGTCATCGTGGTGCGTACACCAACAGCGCCGCTGTAAAGGTGGCTTCTAAGAATAACGAAGAACTCATGAAATACGGTTTCCGCCCCGAGGACCGAAGAGGAAAGCCAAACCGGATGGGAAATGCGGGTCGAATGAATGTTCGTGAAACAGCTCTCAAGCAGGGTGGTGCTCTTACAGCCGTTCGTTCGGATACTACACGTATCGATGGACGTGTCAACGCAGCCAATGGTGGGTGGACGCAACAGTATCAACAAAAACCGTATCACCAGTTTAACGCTTACAAGGGTACTGCGAATCCTAATACTAACAACCTCGACATAGCCAAGAGACAGCTCCAGAATAACCCTCTTTCTCATTCACTCTCTCATTAATTTTTTAGTTCCTCAGACAAAAACATTCATTAAAATATTATACATATATTTTAATGAAGGTCCATACCCTTAACATAGATAGTGGTGAAAGAGATACCAATGTATATTCATACGCTAATAATTATACCGTTACGTTGGATAACCCCATTTATGACGTAACAAATATCAAACTTGTATCTGCAAGAATTCCCACACCACAACTGATTACATGTGTGACGAACAAAACATTTAGTGTTGATGGAAACGTTTTTTCATTAGATGAAACAAACTACAGCACAGGAACAGAACTAGCCAGTGACTTGGCCACAAAACTCGCACCACCAGATTCTAATATAAACTCGGTCGTGTTCGATACAGATACAAATGCGTTGACATTTTCTAATACACACGCGTCTGATAATGAATTCACATTTGAATTTTATGATGGTACGAATGGGTATTCGAGTAATTCTTCACAGTTTACAACGCCTCACCAGGTTTTGGGTTTCAGTTCGGGAAACCATAGTTCGGTGACAGACAGTATCAAATCTGGGGCTATAAATATAAATGGACCAAATTCTTTGGTATTAAAACTGACGACGGGCTCTGATGAGTTTACACAATCAGTCTATACATCCACACCTTTCTACACTGGACACATACTTCTAGATGGCTCCAGTTTCATCAATTTTAATGGGTCTGATGATATGTTGGTGCATAATTTCCATACTGGAAGTCAAAAAATGATAAAAGATGTTAAAGTTGAATTCTTTTATATGAGTCACGGACGTCTTATTACGTATGACTTCAGAAATCAGGATCATATACTGAAATTTGAAATAACGGGTTCTACTGATAAACTTGAGAACTTACCAAAAGTGTCATTACCTGAAGAACCTAAAAAAACCGAAAAGAAAGAGCCAATAATAAGTATTCCTGAAGTCATAAAGAATTCTTATACATGGAGAAAAGAGTATTTGTATATAGCGCTAATTATTTTAGCTGGGCTACTCCTGATATTTTTAATGAAAAGCAAACCGTTTAGCGGGTTATCGCGTAGACGGGCTGTGCGGGCTTAGAAGCCTTACCAGTGATCCTGGAGATGACTAAGAAGACAACCACAGAGAGGAGGGAAGTAAGCACCGCGGTCATGGCGTACTGAGCACCACCATTCTTGGGGACCTTGATGATCTGGGTGATAGTCCACCGAACAAAGTCCATCCACGACATGGCAGCGGCGAAAGAGAAACCACCGACAATCGAGTTGAGGGTCTGGGTCTGGAGTTCCTGGGTGACAAGGTTTACGGTCTGGAGAGCGGCGGCCGACATCGTTATTGTTATACTATAGCTTAGGAAAAAAATTAATCATCTGTGATTTTCTCCTTTTTCACGGGTTTTTTAAACTTTTTTTTCTTTATTGTTTTTGTTTTTGAAAATAATTGTTCATCATCTGATGAATCATCACTAGAGCTTGAATCTAAGTTTGAAGTGTGTA